CGGAGAGGATAGCTGATGGAATACCGCACCAGAAACGGCGACGTCCTCGACGCCATTTGTCACAAATACTATGGCGCAACCTCCGGCATTGTCGAGCAGGTGCTCGCCTCCAATCCAGGACTGTCCGCCCATGGCCCGATCCTGCCCGGAGGTCTGACCATTACCCTGCCGGATATTAGCGTTACTGCCGAGCAAACCGTTGTGAGGTTGTGGGACTGATGACACCCGATTTTAAAATACTGGCAGACAGCACAGATGTCACCGCGCAGATCCGCGATCGCTTCATGTCGCTGGTCGTGACTGATCAGGCGGGCATGGACAGCGATACCGTCAAGATCACCCTCGACGATCGCGCCCCACACATCGAACTGCCGCGCACCGGGGCAGAATTGACCGTGTCCCTCGGCTATGCCTCAACTGGCTTAGCCCGCATGGGCCTCTACGTCGTCGACGAAATCGAGATCTCCGGCCCGCCTAACACGCTGACCGTCAGCGCCAAAGCCGCAAACATGCGCCAGGCATTCAAAGCAACCAAATCGCGCAGCTGGGATCAGATCACCATTGGCGACCTGGTTACCACCATTGCTGCTGAACACGGCTACACCGCCAAAGTGTCCGAGTCATTTTCTGCCACGCTCCTGGAACACCTCGACCAGAGCGAGGAAAGCGACCTGCATTTGCTGACAAGGCTGGCAAAAGAGCGCGGAGCTGTCGCCAAACCGGCCAACGGACTGTTGCTGTTTGTGCCGACAGGTGAGTTGAAAAGCGCCAGCGGCGTCGAGCTTACCCCAGTCGCCGTCAAACAGTCGGATTTGACTCGCTGGCACGCCACCATGGCCGAACGCGGCAAGTATGGCAGCGTCCAGGCGCGCTGGCACGACAACGACACCGCCCAAGACGTTATTGTCACCGCTGGCAGCGATGACCCTGTCTATGTCATCCGCCACGCGTATCCCGACGCAGCCACGGCAACGGCTGCCGCAGCTGCCAAGTTGGCAGCATTCGAGCGCGGTGCGGCTACCATCAGCGCCACCCTGCCGGGCAACAATGTGCTCATGGCCGAGGGCATCCTGCAGATCACCACCGGCCGCACCGGGCTAACCGGCTCCTGGCTGCTTAAAACAGTTACCCACACTATCGACCGCCAGGGCTACCGCTGCGATATCGACGGGGAGTCACCATGAGAGGTATGAACGCCACCACCGGAGCGGAACTTGACGGCAAAGCGCATGTGCAGCAGTCCATCCGCAATATTTTGACCACCCGCATCGGCACCCGTGTCATGCGCCGCGACTACGGCAGCCGCCTGCCGCAGTTGCTTGATGCACCGCTCAACAATGCCAACCTGGTCGAGTTCTACGCCGCCACCGCCGAAGCGCTTGCCACCTGGGAGCCGCGCGTCAAAGTAACCGACATCTCGGCCACCATTGCCGCCGATGGCCGGGTGATTTTAAACCTGTATGGCAGCTACCTGCCCGACGGCAGTGAGCTGGTAATGGAGGGCCTGATTTTATGAGTGCCACTGTTGATTTAAGTCTGGTCGCCGCCCCGGATGTGGTCGAGGAGGTTAATTATGAAACAATCCTCGCCGAAATGATCGCCGATCTGGTCGCCCGCGATCCCGACTACAGCGCGCTGGTCGCGTCCGACCCGGCATATGTAATTTTAGAGGTCGCTGCTTACCGCGAAGCTATCCTGCGTCAGAACTTTAATGACCGATCTGTTGCTGTGATGCTCGCCTACGCCACCGGGACCGACCTTGACAACCTCGCTGCCAATCGTGACATGGAGCGTCTGGTGCTCGATGAGGGCGATCCTGATGCCGTGCCGCCAATCACCCCGACCTACGAGGGCGACGCCGCGTTCCGCAAACGCATCCAGCTTTGGCCGGAGTCCCTGACCGCCGCAGGCAGCAGTGGCAGCTATGAGTATCACACGTTGTCGGCTTCGGCCCTGGTCAAAGACGTCGATGTCTCCAGCCCGGCTGACGGCGAGGTATTGCTCACCGTGCTCTCGACCGAGGGCAACGGCACTGCCGACCAGACCCTGATCGATACCGTCGACGCGGCAGTCAGCGCTACTGATGTCCGGCCATTGACTGACAAGGTCACCGTCGCCGCTGCCACGATTGTCAACTACACCATCGCGGCCGAGATCTACGTCTATGATGGTCCCGACGCCGATGTCATTCTGGCGTCAGCCCAGGAAGCCATAGAAGCGTATGCCGATAAGCATCACGCCCTTGGCCATGACATCACCCTGTCCGGCATTTACGCAGCCCTGCACCAGCCAGGCGTTCAGCGTGTCGAGCTGACGGCGCCAGCGGCAACCCTGGTCGTCGCCTCAACCGCCGCCGCTTATTGCACAGCGATCGACGTGACGTTAGGGGGCACCGATGAGTGATAGCCTGCTGCCCGCAAACGCCACCGCCCTCGAACGTGCCCTGGAAGGCGTCACTGCAAGGATTGGCGATGTTCCGGTGCCCGTCGGCAACCTGTGGAACCCGCAGACCTGCCCGGCAGCACTGCTGCCCTGGCTCGCGTGGGCATTAAGCGTCGACGATTGGCAACCCGACTGGCCAGAGTCGACCAAGCGCGCCGTGCTCGCCGAAAGCCTGACCCTCCACTGCCGCAAGGGCACGCCCTGGGCCGTCGAACGCGCGCTCATCGTCGCCGGTGCCCCTAATGCCACGGTCCAGGATTGGTATAGCTACCCGGCCGGTGCCGGTGAGCCGTATCACTTCAAGGTCGTTGTCGACATCGAGGGCACGGAGGTGACGGCAGAAACGGAATCGCGGCTGCTGCAGACCATCAACCGCGCAAAAAACGTCCGATCCGTGCTCGACGGAATTGAATACAACCTGTCGGTGCGGTCTGCCGTCCCGGTCATTGCGATCGCAATCCAGGGCGCGGAAATCATCAACGTGTATCCTAAGGAGCAATAAATGGCTGAAGAATTTTATTCCATCATGACCACAGTCGGCCTGGCCAAAGTTGCCGCCGCCAATGCTGGAGGCGATCCGGTATTACTAACTGCTCTCGCTGTTGGCGATTCTGGCGGAGCCTATTTTGAGCCTGTGGTGGGTCAATCGACACTCGTGAATGAGCGGTGGCGCGGAAATCTCTCCCGGCTTTATACTCATGCCGCTCACGATGATTGGACGGTAGCCGAAGCGCTCATCCCCATTGGCGTCGAAGGAGGCTTTTCTATCCGTGAGGTCGGTGTATTTGATGACGATGGAGATCTGATTGCTGTCGGGAAGTACCCACTGTCGGAAGTCCCCGCGCTGGGATCTGGCGGAGAGAAAGATATTTACGTGCGCCTGACCATGATGGTATCCAACGCTGCGAATGTCACCGCCGTCATTGATAGCTCACTGGCCATGGCCACGATCCAGCTGCTCGAAGCCTATGCCGTGCCACGCACTCGTACCATTACAGCAGGACAAGGGCTGTGGGGTGGTGGCGATCTCTCCGAAGATCAGGCCATAGCTATGGGTACGCCGAGCACATGCTCAGGAAATACCCCTAACGCGACGACCACCACAAGCCATACTCACGTTCTCGCTGCTGCCACCGAGATACTGAAGGGGGTTGTCGAGCTTGCGACAAACGACGAAACAATCACAGGCGCCGATACAACAAGGGCTGTCCATCCTTCCGGCCTGAAAGCCGCATTTGACGCCATTTTCACTCCAGGAAATATCCTTGAACTGCTGAAAACCGTCGACGGTTCCGGGTCGGGACTTGATGCTGATAGCTTAGACAATATATCTGCGACGGGATTTCTGCGCAGTAATGTTGATGATGAGCTTACAGGTCGTATCACAGTGAAAGAGGTCCTTGTTAGCGGATCAGAAGGGGCCAGGAATTGTGGGCCTGTCGGCACGTATAACGCCTATAAAACTGATCAGATTTGGGCAGCTGGAACCAGTCAGCGATCCGCCGCAGATGGAGCAGATTTCGGGTCACTGCTTGGTATCGGATATAAACACGTTTACAACCCAACCGGCGGCACAATGGCCGGGTCGCATCAAATTGTGTTTTGTTATGGTGGCG